GACCGCCGACCTGCTGATGCCGCAAGGCGTGGACATGGCCTCGCGCCAGGTTCACAACGGCATCTCGATGCGTATCGTACGGCAATACGACATCAATAATGACAGGCTGCCTTGTCGCATCGATGTACTTTATGGTTTTTCTGTCATCCGTCCGCAAATGGCCGTTCGTCTCTGGGGCTAACCCTCTAGAGAGTTGACAGTACGGCACTAGTGCGACCACACTAGTTCTCTATAATCAGAGACTAGTGTGGTCCTTTCACAGATTTGAAAGGATTGAATCATGGCTCTTCCTAATGGTGCAGGTGGCTATCAGCTCGGCGACGGTAATTTGACCGAAGCCGTTCTGGGCGTACAAACCATCCCGACGACGCTGACTGGCGACACCACTTTGACCGCTGCGCAGATGGCGCTCGGGCTTGTGGTTTGCCAAAAAGCCAGTGACGCAACGCTGACCGTGACGTTTGACACGGCGGCCAATCTTGACGCAGCTATCCCCAGCGCCAAGGTCGGTTCGTCGTTTATGCTGACGATCACGAACAACAACAACAGCGGCGCGTCTTCGACCGTTCCGATCACCACCGGATCGGGCATCACCGTTTATGGCTCAGTTACGGTGCCGCGTTTTGGCGCGTACACGTACCTGCTCGTCAAGACCGGCGATGCGGCTTGGTCTGCGTTCCTGATGTAACCTATGGGGGCTTCGGCCCCCGCATTTAAGGAGGTTACTATGGCGAATAATAAGCCGGTTGGGGTGGCGTATTCTGACCCTTCACTCACGGCGTTTTATCTCAACGCTCCGGTCACCAAGACCGCCAGCTTCACGCTGGGCGATGAGGAAAACTACGTGATCTGTAACGGCTCTGCTGCCAACGTCTCCGTGACGTTGCCCAGCGGTTCTGCTTACATCGGTCGGACCGTCACGATCAAAAATCTGTCAGGCACCTATACGGTGATTTCGGCGTCCTCAAACGTCAAGCCACTCGCATCAGGCACCGCAGGCACGGCCATTCTGGCCGCGACTGCAGGCAAGTTTGCGACGCTGGTTTGCGAAGACGGGACCAACTGGGTCATCATGGCGGCTGCTTAAACGGACGGGGGCTTCGGCCCCCGACTTCTATGCCTATCATCTATCTAAGACACCCAGTCCACGGCGATAAGGTAGCAATTGCCGAGCAAGAAGCCGAATTTGATGAACAAAACGGCTGGACGCGCTATACTCTTGACGAGCCACAGCCTACGGTGTCGCCGCCGGTAAACGAGCTGCGACCGCGCCGTCGTCGGGAGCAAGGTAATGCAGGCGTACTATGATGTTGTCGTAAACACCGGCAACGACCCTGTTGCAAATGCCAGTGTCTTTGTCTACGACGCCACAGGCGCGCTTGCTACTATCTATGATTCTTCAGTACCGGTAGCTGCCGAAGTATTGGCAAGCAACGGTACACCTTACTTCCTATCCCCGCTTCTTGTCGTCCCTCAAGCCAACCCGATTACCACGGGCTTAGACGGACGCTACCTGTTTTTTGCTGCCAACGGCATCTACACCGTTGTCATCACCGCTAACGGGTATAACACCAAAACGCTCACGGTATCGCTTAACGATCCGTCAGACGCGCTAGGCATTACGTACACCACGTACACAACTGCGCCCAACAATCTGGTCAACGCTGCGTCGCTGCAGCCAAAAGTCAGCACCGCAAGCGGTGACCTTGCGCTGGTCCCAAAAGGACAAGGCGCGCTGTTGGGGCAGGTGCCTACAGGAACGGCTGCGGGCGGTAACAAACGCGGGAGCTGGGCTGTTGATTGGCAAACCAAACGCGCTGCTGCCGATCAGGTTGCAAGTGGGGCCGCAGCGGTAATTGGTGGTGGTGAGAACAACAAATCATCTAACTTTGACTCTACAGTCGCCGGAGGTTCTTTCAATCAAGCCACCGGTATTGCATCTACTGTAGGCGGTGGTAGCAGCAATCAGGCAACTGGCAACCAATCAACTGTTGCGGGTGGATCGAGCAACCTTGCGACAAACTCCCAAGCAACGATTGGCGGCGGACGGTTTAATGCTGCGTCAGGGCAGTACGCAACGATTGCTGGTGGACAAGACATCACAGCATCCGGCAACTATACGTTTAACGGTGGCGGTGAACTTAATGTTGTGTCTGGCGCGTATGCTTCTGTATTAAGCGGGTACGCTAATCTTGCAGACGCTAAAAATAGCGCTGTACTTGGCGGTGCTTACGGCACAACCCGAGGAATTATCGGGTACGCAGCATTTCCTTCACACGATTCTCCGATTGCTGCTGCAGCCGGCGTGTCGCAGGGCGGGCTAGTAATTCTTGGCCGGCAAACGACAAATGCCACGCCAACAATTCTTAGCTCGGACGCAAACGCCGCAGGCGCAACCAATCAGCTTATCCTTGCCAACAACTCTGCGGCCTATGTTTTTGGCTATGTTATTGCTAACGTCACCGGCGCGGGCGACACAAAATCTTGGATTATGTCTGCTACGGTTAAGCGCGGCGCGAACGCTGCATCGACAACTGTAGTTGGGTCAATTGTCGCTTCGCAACAGGCAGACGCGGGCGCATCAACTTGGGATGTGACTGTTGCTGCTGACACGACAAACGGCGGTCTTGCGGTAACGGTGACGGGTCAGGCTTCAACGACGATTCGTTGGGCGTGCAAGTTGGAAACGGTGGAAGTGGCTTACTAAGGACATGCTATGACCGTTTTAACATTAAGCGGCAATCAGGTTACATCAGGTGAACTCATCACCGGCGCGTTGCGCTTGCTGGGTGTTGTAGCGGAAGGCGAGCTTCCGTCGTCTGAAACCGCTGCCGATTCTCTGGTTGCGATGAACCAGATGATCGAGTCGTGGAACACCGAGCGGCTGTCGGTTTTCTCAACGCAAGATCAAATCTTCAGTTGGCCGGCAACCGTAATCAGCCGCACGATGGGGCCGACAGGTGATTTTGTCGGCAACCGGCCCATTTTAATTGATGACTCGACGTACTTCAAAGACCCGTCCACCGGCGTCTCGTACGGTTTAAAGCTCATCAACCAGCAGCAGTACAACGGGATTGCGCTAAAAACGGTGCGAAGCACCTACCCGCAAGTCATGTGGGTCAACATGACCTACCCCAACATTGACATGTATATCTATCCAGTACCGACGCGGGTGCTGGAGTTTCACATTGTGTCGGTGGAAGAGCTGTCGCAGCCAGCTAACTTTTCTACTACGCTAGCGTTCCCGCCAGGCTACCTGCGAGCGTTTCGGTACAACTTGGCGTGTGAACTAGCGCCTGAGTTTGGTGTTGAGCCGTCCCGGCAAGTGCAGCGAATTGCTATGTCGTCCAAGCGTAATATAAAACGCATCAACAATCCCGACGACATTATGGCAATCCCATATAGCATCGTCGGGACGCGCCAACGCTACAACATCTACGCGGGCAATTTCTGAGTATGAAGTCGCCTATCCTCGGCGCCGCTTATGTTGCCCGCAGCATCAACGCTGCGGACAACCGGCTCATCAACATGTACCCCGAGTCTACGCCGGATGGCGGCAAGACGGCTGCGTACTTTCAACGAGTGCCGGGGATTCAGGGTGTTTTTAACTTAGGTGGGACCGGCGCTGTTCGCGGCATGTGGGTAGTCAAGAACGTCTTGTACGCGGTGGTGGGCACGCGGTTTATCTCACTAACAGGGATCGGCACTAGCATCGTCACGCCCACTACAATTAGCTCCAGCATCTCAGGCACTGGTCCCGTTAGCATGGTGGACAACGGCGTGCAGATTTTTATCGCGGCCAATCCAGACGGCTACATCTACAACATCAATACGACCGCGTTTGCCCAGATCGGCGACCCTGACTTCCCCGGCGCTGTCACCGTGGGCTACATCAACGGCTATTTTGTGTTTAACGAACCCAACAGCCAACGGGTGTGGGTGACTGAACTGTTTGATGGCACCAGCGTTGACCCGCTGTCGTTTGCCAGCGCCGAGGCGTCGCCGGACAACGTGGTGTCGCTGATCGTAGACCACAAAGAAATCTGGATTTTTGGCAACAACTCGACCGAGGTCTGGTACGACGCGGGCCAGCCTGATTACCCGCTTGCGCCCATCCAAGGCGCGTTTCTTGAAACGGGTTGCGCAGCACCTTATTCAATTGCCAAGATGGACAACAGCGTCTTTTGGCTGGGCACCGACGCTCGCGGATTTGGCATGGTGTACCGCGCTAGAGGCTATCAGCCGCAGCGCATATCGACGCACGCAATTGAGTACGCTATCCAGAGCTACAGCACGATTTCGGACGCGATTGCCTACACGTACCAGCAAGACGGGCACATGTTCTACGTGCTGACGTTTCCTACCGCAAACGTCACGTGGGTGTACGACGCGTCTACGCAGATGTGGCATCAGCGCGGGTATGTCTCAGACACAACCGGCCAGCTAAATCGGCACACGCCTACGTGCATGGCGACACTTGGCACGCGTGTATACGTCGGGCACGACACGCTGCCTGAGATTGGCTTTTACGATTTTTCATACTTTAACAACGAGTTTACCAACGCGCGTCGGCAGGTCTGGCTACGGTCGTGGCGGGCGCTGCCGTCTGATGCAAACAACCTGAAGCGCACGGCGCAGCACAGCCTGCAGCTTGATTGTGAGGCGGCGACTTCTACAGTAGCCGAAATCAGCACCACAGGCGCGTCGGCAGAAATGAACGCCAGCCTGCGTTGGTCTGATGATGGCGGTCACACGTGGTCTAACCTACACACGGTGTCGATGGGTTACGAAGGCCAGACCGGTAGGCGCGTTATCTGGCGTCGGCTAGGCATGACGATGAAGCTGCGCGACCGCGTTTACGAAGTCAGTGGGTCTGGCTTTGGCAACGTCGCCATCATGGGTGCTGAACTGATTGTGAGCGGCACCAATGCCTAACATCACGCGCATCCCCGCCGCGCGGGTGCCGGTCATTGAAGGGCCGGACAACGTGATGCAGCGCGAGTGGTATCGCTTTTTCAACAACGCGTTCACGCTGTTGGGCTTGGGGCAAAACCAGTTCTCGTTGGAAGATGTGCAGACCATTCCGGCGATTTCCACGCCGCAGCTTGTCAACACACGATACGGGTACTTCTACGACACCACCACGCAGACCGCAGCGGCCATCAACACTGCCTACGGCATGACCTTTAACACGGTCGGCTTCCAGCGCGGCGTGACCATCGGCACGCCAACGTCGCGCATCTATGTTGACCGGCCAGGATTCTACAACATTCAATTTTCAGCGCAGCTCGACAAAACCTCGGGCGGCGTTGGGTTGGTGTTTATCTGGTTCCGCGTAAACGGCATTGACGTAGCCAACTCTGCCACACAAATCCGCATCCAAGGCAATAACTCTGAAGTTGTTGCGGCGTGGAATTTTGTTGAGTTTTTGAACGCAGGCGACTACTTTGAGCTAATGTGGTCTACTGACGATACGTCCTGCATCATCTTGACAGAACCTGCAGTGGCGCCAGTACCCGCTATTCCTTCAATCATCTTGACCGTCACGAACAATATCTGAGGTCGATCATGGCTACGATTTCTCCGACCCCAAAATTGCAGTTTCTCGACGCTAACGGCAATCCGTTGGTTGGGGGCAAACTGTACACTTATATTGCGGGCACCACTACACCTAAAACGACTTACACGACCGCTGCGCAGTCAACGGCCAACACCAACCCGATCATATTGGACGCACGCGGTGAAGCGAATGTGTGGCTGCTTGCCGGTGAAGCGTACAAGTTTGTGGTGCAAAACGCCGCGTCTGTGACGCAGTACACGGTGGACCAGATCACGTCTGCGGGCACCATGTCCACGCAGAACTCTAACTTCGTTACGATTACTGGCGGCAACATCAGCGGCGTTACGATTACCGGCCCCATTACTGGCGACGTCACGGGCAACTTGACTGGTAACGTGACCGGCAACCTAACGGGCAACGTCACCGGCGGCGCCATCGTTGGTGAGTCGTACAACGGCGGTCAGCTTGCGGGCCTGCGCAACAAGATCATTAACGGGGCGATGGAGATCGCTCAGCGCGGCACTTCGTTTACGGTTAACACCGGGTTCGGCGCTAATTACACGCTTGATCGGTACTCGCGGATTGCCGTAACCGCAGCGTCGGTAACGGTCACACAATCTCTTGACGGTCCAGCCAGCGAGCCGACGCTTCCGTACAGCCTCCGTTGTACTGTGGCTACCGCTGACCCCACTGTCACCGCGTCAGAACTTTGGACGTTGCTTCAAAAAATTGAAGGCTACTCAGCTCGCGATCTAATCGGCAAAACTTTTACGCTTTCGTTTTGGGTTAGGTCGGCTAAAGTTGGCACTCACTGCGTGGCGTTCTATAACAACGACTACCCCAGTGCTGACCGTTACTACGTGGCGGAATACAACATTTCTGCTGCAAACACGTGGGAGTATAAAGAGATCACAATCATAGACGGTTTGATTACCGCCGGGACTTGGGACTGGACCAACGGTAGTGGATTGACTGTGGGCTGGACGCTTTACTGCGGTACGACTCGACAAGGCGTAGCGGGCAGTTGGCAGTCTGGCTGGGCGTTAGCTACTTCTTCACAAGTCAATGTGCTGGACACCATCGGCAACATCTTTGCGATTACAGGCGTGCAACTGGAAGTTGGCAACACACCTACGCCGTTTGAGCACCGCCCGTTTGGCGTAGAACTAAGCATGTGCCAGCGGTACTACGAAAAATCATTTTCGTACGCTACGGCTCCCGCCCAAAATACCGGCGTAACTTTAGGTGCGGCGTACGCCACGGGACAAGTGGTCAACCAAACATTTTCTACATCCGTTACGTTCGCCGTGGCAAAGCGAGCAGCGCCAACAATCACCACCTACGCGCCGGATTCTGCTACAGCTAACTGGTCGCTAAACACTACCACCCCAACTGCGGCTACGGCAAACATTGGCGATAGCGCGTTTGCGGTCACCGGCTCTACTGCAGTTACGGCAGGCAACGGTTACTCAATTCACTGGCAAGCGGTTGCGGAGCTGTAATATGCCTATCAATGCCAGAACGCTGGTTGAAGCCAAGTCGGTCGAGCAGGTCCAGACGACGCAGTACGTGGCAACAGTCACGGCGGTCATCATCGACAAGATGACCGCTACCAACTACAGCTCGGCTGCGCGTACAATCAGCGTCAATCTGGTGCCAGCGGGGCAGGGCGCAGGCGACAGCAACCTGATCGTCAAAACCAAGACTTTGCAGCCGTCTGAGACCTACACGTTTCCTGAGATTGCAGGGCACATCTTGAACACCGGCGATTCTATTTCGACGCTTGGCAGCCTTGCGGCGTCTATGAACTTCCGCGTAAGCGGGCGCGAAATAAGCTAGGAGAGCGGCATGGCCGAGCAAACCGCAGAACAGGTACGAGCTGCGCTAAAAAACCAGTTCATTTACTACGATCCAGGTTATTACGTATCGGGCGAATCGCCTTACGGTACGGAGCCAGAGTATCGTCAAATCATCGGCGGCGCGCTTGGGACAAAACAGATCACGCCAGAGGAAGCCGCACGCGCCGCAGGCATATCGGTTGATCTGCTAAAACGTCTGGAGCCAGGATTAGACCTTGGCACCAACGAACGAACTGCTTTTCTATCTCAACATGTAACGCCCGGTCGCGGCACAGGCTTCTTTGCTAGCTTGCTAGGCGGCGTAGGTGGCGTTGTAGGCGGGCTGACCGATACGGTAGTTGACCCGGTAGCCAACGCGCTAGGCGTCCATCCTGACGCCATCAAAGCCGCTGCTGCACTAGCTGGCATGTATTACGGAGGCGAGGGATTGTTCTTTGACGCCGCGACCGGGGCTGCCGTGCCCGAGGCTACCGCAGTCGAATTGATTGCGCCCGAGCTAGCCGCCAATACCGGCGCGCCTGCTGTTGCAGCAGCAGCGCCTGCGGTCGCTACAGCGTCACCTGTAATTGCTTCACCGTTGGCAGCGCCGTCGGCGTTGGCGGGCGATACCCTAGGGGCTTCTCTTTTAGGGCTAACTCCTGAACAGATCGCAGCAGCTACATCAGCGAACGCGCTTGCCCCTACCGCTGCAGCTACCGCAGCCGGCGCTAACGCACTTAGTCCCGAAACATTAGCTGCGTTGGACGCTGGGCTAGGTGGCGTACCTGCCGGTGTTGGGGCCGCTGGTGCTGGGGCCGCTGGTGCTGGGGCCGCTGGTGCTGGGACTGTAGCGCCTGCGTTAAATTTTGAGCAAATTGCAGCAGAATCGTTAGGCGCAAATGTTCCGGGCGCCGCCACCGGCGTATCGGGGTCAAGTGTTTTTACGCCCGCCACCGCCGCGACCACTGCGGTAACAAACGCACTGGCACCAGCGCTTAATCACGAACAAATTGCTGCTGAATCGCTAGGGGCAAACTTGCCTGGCGCGGCTACAGGTGTAGCAGGCGCTGCAACTGTTGCTGGATTAAGCACCGGCGCCTTTGATGCGCTCGCCAAGTTTGCCAAAGACTACGGCGTGCCGTTGGCGTCGCTCATCAGCGGCATCACTGGCTCGCAGGCCGCGCAGTCAGCCGCTGAAACGCAGGCTCGCTCGGCAGCCGAAGCGCGTCAGCTTGCTCGTGACATCTTTAACGAGCAAAAGGCGCTGCAAGAGCCGTTCCGCACGGCGGGCATCACCGCGCAGAATCAACTGCTGACGCTTTTGGGTTTGCCTGGCGGCACGCAAGGCGCTGAATACGGCAAGTACGCACGCCCGTTTGGTATGCAAGACTTCCAGGCCGACCCCGGCTACGCGTTCCGGCTGTCAGAAGGCATGAAGGCGCTGGAGGCCAGCCGCGCGGCCAAAGGTGGTTTGTTGTCCGGCGCTACCGGCAAGGCGCTGTCGCGCTACGGCCAAGACCTCGCCTCGCAGGAGTACGGCAACGCCTTCAATCGGTTCCAGACCGAGCGCGTCAACCGTCTGCAGCCACTGGGCGCTTTGATGGGCACGGGTCAAGCTGCTGCGGCAGGGCAGGCTGGCTACGCAGGCCAGTACGGCCAGACCGCAGGCGGCCTGACGACCGACATCGGGGCAACGCAAGCCGCAGGAGGGCTTGGGTCAGCCAAAGCGATCAGCAACGCGCTGGGCACGTATATGAATTATCTTGGCAATCAGAATTTGGCCCAAGCTATCCGCGAGTCTCAATACAATCGGTAAGGTGTAGACATGGCCGTCAGACCAGAACTGTCATTGAACGTCCCGACGTTTGAGCTGCCCAACCCCCTTGCGCAGATGGCGCAAGTCACGCAGATTCAGAATGCTCTGCAGCAGCAGCGCATGGGCGACATCCAGATGCAGAACGCCCTGCGCGAGCAGCGGCGCAAAGGCGAGTTTGAAAGAATTTTGAGTGGGTTTGGGCCGGAAGCCAAGGTAACTGACATTTCACCTGCTTTGGTGCGCGGCGGGTTCTTGACCGAAGCGCGTACGCTGATGCAGTCAGAAGCCCAGTTGGAAGAAACGCGTCGTAAGGCTCAAGAAGCCGAATACAAAGGCATGATTAGCAAAGCTGACCTTGTAGATCGCGTTTACGGCGCTGCCAACGATCAAGCGTCACATGATTTTGCAGTTAGAAGGCTAGTAAACCAAGGCATTTGGACGCCTGACGACGTTGCGTTTGTTGGCAAAGATTACGATCCCGAGCGCCAGAAGCTAGTGCTAAACATGACGCGCACAGGACAACAGCGGTTAGAAGCGGACCTTAAAAAGCGTGACACTGCTGCACGCGAAATGACCGCTCAAGCCGCTCGCACACGCGCTATGACTGACGCAGATAAATTTGCATGGGAGCGGGACAACCCAGGATTTGAAATCAAAGAGACTGAATCGGGTTTGGTGAGTGTTAATAAACGCACTGGGCAAGTTGCGCCGCTTATGTTGGGCGGGGCGCAACCGCCTGCTGGCGCCGCTCCCGCTGGCGCTGCTCCCGCTGGCGCTGCTCCCGCTGGCGCTGCTCCCGCTGGCGCTGCTCCCGCTGGCGCCGCTCCCGCTGGCGCTGCTCCCGCTGGCGCTGCTCCCGCTGGCGCTGTTTCCGGCGCAACGCCCACAGGTCAATTGCAGCCTAAACAGCCAAAGACGGAGCTTGAACGCCTTCAATTGCTGCGAAGAAGACTTCCTAAAGGGAGTGCAGAGCGTCAAGAAGTTGACGACATCATAGCGGCTAAACAGCGCGGGTTTGGTGAAGACGTAGAAGTAAAAGCGCGCAAAGAAAGCTACGTCAGAGATGAAACAAGAGTTGCTGACGCAGCGGCAGCGGCGCGCAGAACATTAACTAACATCGAGTCTGCGCAGGATTCGCTTCGCAGAGGACTCGATACCGGATTTACTGCTGAAACAAAAGCTAAAGGCGCTGCCATATTGGCGGCGTTTGGGTTAAAAGACGCGGAGAAATACGCAGAAAACGCTGAAAAATTTCAGCAAGCTATTACCGAAAGAGTGCTGGCTGCGCAGACTGAACAAAAAGGTGTTCAAACCGATCAAGACGCGATGCGTATTGGTCAGGCTGGCGCAAGGTTTAGCAACACCAAGGCCGCTAACGAATTCATTCTAGACGTAGCGCGTGCCGTAGCAGAAAAATCAATCGCGCACGAAAAGTTTTACGATGATTGGTTGCGCGATCCCAAAAATAACAACTCGCTGCGCGGCGCAAAAGAGGCATGGTTAGCTAAAGAAGGCAATAAGTCTATCTTTGAAAGCCCACGTCTAAGAAAGTATGGTGTGCTTGAATCTGAGCGTATGCAGACGACGCCAGCGCCGCAAGGCCCGGTCGTGGGCGGGCGATCCGCTACGCCGCGCGGCGCTGCGCCCGCCGGTGAGCGGGCCTTTCGCACTGTTCAAGAAGCGGAGGCAGCAAATCTTCCCTCGGGAACGCGGATTACTATCAACGGTAGACCGGCAATTGTGGAGTAATCATGGGCGTTAGGTTCCTTGATGAACAACAGCAGACGGGCAAGATTCGTTTCTTAGACGAGACTGCTGCCGAGCAACAGCCCGTCTACGCAGACATTCCGTACACATCTGCGCCGGTAGTGCCCACGACCCGTGAGCGCCCGCTATCGGAGCTATCCGCACGTGAAATGATCATGGGCGCGATCGAAACGCCTGTAGCGTTAGCCGCCACAATCGCAGGCGCGCCGCTGGCTATCTTGACGTCACGCGCTACGCCGGAAGTCAAAGCCGCCGTACGCCCGTTTCAGTATGAGCCAAAGTCAGAGCTTGCGCAGCGTGCGGTTAGCGCGCTGGGCGAAGCAACCTCTGGTTTACCGCCGTACATCCCCAGCGTCGGCGGCGCGCCTGCTGTCGCCCGTGAGGCGGGGGTAGCTCGCGCAGCGCGTCAAGGTGCGGCTACGGAACAGCAGGCCACTCAACTACTGCAAAACGCAGTTCGAGACGCTACGCTAACGGCGGGCGCCAAAGAAGGTTTACTTGTTACGCCAGGCGCTGTTTCGCCTACCGGGCCAAATATTTTGCTGGAGCGAATGGCCGGCAAGACCCGTCTTGAGCAACTTGCTTCAGTTCGCAACCAAGCGACTGTTGACCGTATGGTGCGGCGTGCTGTTGACATTCCAGAAACCGCACCACTTACAACCGAAACGATGGAAAAAATTAGGAAACAAGAATTTACCAGAGGATATGAGCCTTTGGCATCGGTCGGCAAAGTAGCTACGGACGATACCTATCTTGCCAACTTGGCGAAGATAGAAGAAAAGTACACTGGCCCGGAAGCATCGTTTCCTGGCGCAGTGCCTGAGAACGTCAGCAAACTTGTAGACATTTACGCAAAAGACAGCTTTGACGCTAAAGATGCCGTACAAATCACGCGCACGCTACGTCAGCAAGCGCAAAGTAATTTTAGAAAAGGTGAGAATGATTTAGCGCTTGCGCAGCGTGAGATTGTTGACGCCATAGAAAATCAACTTCAGCGTTCTATTGAAACTAGCGGACGTGGTGATGCGGCGCAAATGCTTCAGCAGTTCCGCGATTCGCGGCAAAGAATGGCAATAAGCCATGCCATCGAAGACGCCATCATAGAAGGTACAGGTAGCGTTGACGCTCGCAAACTGGCGAGCGCTTTGCAGCGCGGCAAGTACATGACAGGCGAGCTGCGCACCGCTGCAGAATTTGCCAACGCTTTTCCGCGCGTCATGCAGCCCGCCAGTCAGATTGGCGCGCCGGGCGCAGGGACTGTATTAGGAGCTAGTTTAGGAGGCTTAGGCGGCGGGGGTTTGGGTGGGTTAATAGCTGGAGTACCAGGCGCGTCAATGGGCGGTGCTGTCGGTGCCGTTGCGCCGCAAGCCATGTCCGCTGCCGTACGCAACTATTTGTTGTCATCGACGGGGCAGCGCCGTACTTTACCGCGCTACGACCCAGCGGCAGAAACTATTGCCCGCGACATAGCTGCACGTAATGAACTTCTTATGCAACGATCACCAATAGAAAATGCCCTTGCGAGGTAACGATGGCATCAGCAAACGAAGTGGAGGCTCGCTTGAACACGCATGAAGCTGTCTGTGCGGAACGATGGACTGAGACAATCCTGCGCATCAAGCGGCTGGAGCATATCTTGATCGGCACCGCCGGTGCTATCATCATGCTGCTCTTGGGGCTCGTGTTAAAGGTGTGAGATGCTAGACCCAATCAGTCTGTTGGCGACTGCGACTGCCGTCTTCAACGGGCTGAAGAAGGCGGTTGAGATTGGCCGAGAAGCCGAGGATGTCTTTGGCCAGCTTGGCAAGTGGGCCGGCGCCGTCAGTGACCTGCAAGAGTGGATGAACGGCGAGCAGGCCAAGCCCCCGCTCTTCAAAAAGCTCACCTTCTCAAAGTCGGCGACCGTTGAGGCGTTTGACGCCTACGCCGCCCAGGTCAAGATCAAGGAGATGGAAAAGACGCTGTACCACTGGTTCCACTACGGGGCGTTGCAGCACCTTGGCCGCGATGGCTACGTCGAGTTCATTCAAATGCGGCGGCGCATCAAAGAGCAGCGCGAGAAAATGATCTACGAACAAATCAGGCGGCGCAAGAAGTTCATCAAGAACACGTCAGACGCCGCGCTTATTGCAGTGGTGGTGGGCCTTGGCTGCATCATCATGTTCCACATCGTTATGTTCATCGTAGACCGGTGGCCGAAATGAACTACATCTTTGGCATCATCGTTTTGCTCCTGGCCGTCTTGATGTTAGCGCTTGCGGAGATTAGCCACTAATGCTGCCCATCGTCGCTGGTATCGTATCTACCCTGATCCAGAACAACCTGCCCAAGGTCGCGCAAGCGGTCGTGGACAAGGGGCTTGATTACGTCCAAGAGAAGACGGGCGTTGAACTCAAGCCCGACATGAACGCCGAAGACATTACGCGCCTGCGCGAGCGCGCGATGCAGCACGAAGAGTTTATGGTCGAGCAGGCGAACAAAAACACCGCTGACGCCCGCGCGATGCAGGTCGCGGCGCTCATCAACGGCAACGCCATCAGCCGATCATTCGTCTACGTGCTGGCGACCTTCTGGTCGATCGTCGCAGCGGGCTACATCTTCCTGATTACGATGGTGAAGATTCCGACTGACAACGTGCGCTTTGCCGACACGGTGTTGGGCTTCATCCTAGCCACGGTCGTCGCCACCATCCTCAACTTTTTCTTTGGCTCAAGCGCTGGGTCTAAAGCCAAGCAAGAAACCATCGAGAGCAAGAAATGAGAGAGAACTGGGACGCTGCGCTAGCCGCAGTTCTTCATCACGAGGGTGGCTACGTTCATCATTCGCTTGATCCCGGCGGCATCACCAACCTCGGCTGCACCAAGACAACCTGGGAACGCTGGTGCGGGCGCCCGGTGGACGAGGACGAGATGCGGGCGCTGACGCCAGCAGACGTGGCGCCGCTCTACAAGGAACGGTATTGGGACAAGGTGAAGGCGGACGAGCTGCCCGCAGGCGTGGACTACGTCGTCTTTGATACCGCGATCAACAGCGGGCCAGGCCGCGCGGTCAAGCTCTTGCAAGAGGCCATCGGCGCTACGCCGGACGGCGCGATCGGCCCGCTTACGCTGCGAGCCGTCGCGGCCATGCCGGCGGCAGAGGTCATCAACAAGTTCCAAGACAATCGTCTTGTCTATCTTCAGTCGCTACCCACTTGGCCCACGTTCGGTCGAGGCTGGGCGCGGCGCGTAGAGGAAGGTCGAACTGCGGCGTTACAGATGTGTCAATCAGCTTAGTGATATACCACTGAGCCTTCCGCAAATCCTCGACGCCGCCCTTCTGCTTCCAGCGCCACAGGTACTTGATGGCGTTGGCCGTACAGACCGCATCCAGCCCTTCCAGCCCTGCGGTCGCTGACGCCAGCGCGTCGATGCACTCCACGCCGCCGCGTGTGTAGTGGGGCGGATGGTTTACCATGTCTACCATTTAGCTTCTCCAAGTTCAGTCGTCATATCCGCGTGCGTGCGGGTACGAGTTAAGGGTCGGTCGGTCGTAGGTGGCTCGCTGTGGGGCAAGTTCGACGGGAGCGGCCACCGGGGGAACGGCCATTCGACAGATGTGCCAGGTGCGCTGCTGGGTGCGCGTGACTTTGCCTGTTTGTTCAAGTTCATTGAGTGCCTTTTGTATAGCGGATTTGCTCAACATGAAATAGTCGGCCATCTGCTTGACTGTGACCGGGCGCTTCCGGTCAAGCAGATACCGTTCAACCTTGCTTATCGCTGTCATGCCGGCCCTCGTTCTGGATGCCAATCTGGTGGCGCAGTAGCCGCGCCTCAACAACAGTCGCCGCGCAGATGTCGCGTGCGCGGGTCATGTCGTTCTCCATGATGGCCTGCCAAATCTCGTCCACCATGCGTTTCAAGTTCAAGTAACCTTCGCTGTAATCAACCACGTCCGACCTCCGAAATGCGTGTGGGTTGCTGGGCGCGCGCCCATTTGTCATGGTACTCCGGCAGTTCTGACGGCGGCACCCAACCGTACCGGCGCCACGTCTTCTGCACGTCAGTGGCTACGCCTAAGACATACATCACGTCGTCGCGCGTTTCAGAAGCTCCAACCTCTCGCGGGTAGTGCGTAATGCTGCCACCCGCATGTGCATCCGCTCGATCAGCGACACGCGCCGTTGCCCGTTCAGTTCCGCTTCGATCAGGTTCCATAGTTCCTCCTCGGTTAAAGTGTTAAGTCTTCGTTGCAACTCTCTCCAATTAAGACTCATGCGTGCCTCGCAAATTCTTGGTGTAAAGCTATTCTTGCTTGCGCAGCCGCATGCGCAGCGTCGTCTAACGTTTCATAACTGCCGATGTAGTGACTAACACCGGCCTTCTGTACTCTTACATCCCATTTTTTGATGGCTTTGTGCCAGCTCACATTTTTTACGCCGGATGTGTTGTTACGCCCGACGCGGCGGTTTGCTCCATTGGCAGCGACTGTAGCGGCGCGTAGATTAGTTACGTCATTGTTTAAGATGTTTCCGTCTACGTGGTCGACAATCTTTGGTAGGCGCCCGTAGTGGTACAAAAATATGATTCTGTGCAAAGAATATATTTTGCGATTGATTACCACGCCTTTGTAACCGTTGCCTTGAACAAATCCCGCTAAATCACCGGCATGCACGTTAGCGGAAGCCCGAGCGCGCCAATACAATGCCCCGGCGCGGTATTCAAACAGTGCGCGCACGAGTTCTTGAGTCAGCTTGGTTTTGGTTGAGTTCAATTCGTTTCTCCAGTTTTGCAATGTCCGCAAGCACCCGGTTGAGCGCGCGCTGGGCGGCGTTAAACTCCCGCTGCCGTATGCGCGCCTCTGACCGGGCGGCCTTTAGCTTCTCATTCCATCGGTTCATTTGAGCGCCTCTAGTGCCATATCAGATACCTCTCGTTTCTCATGTAAAGCCTTCCAGATCGTTTCGTCCACCGTGCCCTCGGTCGTGAGCACATAGTTCCAGACCTCATGCGCCTGACCGCCACGGTGCAGCCGCCCGACCGCCTGCTCGTAGAGTTCCAGCGACCACGGCAGCGACATCCAGACCATGCGCGACTGGCCTTGCAAGTTCAACCCATGCCCGGCAGAGGCCGGGTGGACCGCCAGCAGCTCGATCTGACCGGCGTTCCAGCGCAGGATGCTGTCGTCGTTGTCGAGCGTCTGCAGGCGTGGAAAGCGCGCCTTGAGCGCAGCCAGCTCGGCCTTGTACTGATACCAGATCAACATCGGCGCGCGTTGGTTCTCGCTGTGCAGGTCGTCGATGGCGTCCAGCTTGTGCGATGACGTCCAGATGGTTTGTCTGTCGGTGTCGTAGACAAACCCAGCGGCCAGTTGCTGCAGCTTGCTTGTGACCGCTGCGGCGTTGGCGGCGATGACCTCGGCGTTGGGGTAGATCAGCGCCATCTCGCGTTTCATCGCTCGATAGTCATCCATCGGCATGGTCAGGTCGATGGTCACTGTGTTGAGCGGCGGCAGCCGGTCGCGGTACTCGCCAGGCTCCAGCACATACGTCCACGGTTTGATGCGCTGCATGACGTGATCGAGCGAGTTAGGCAGCGCCACGTAGTCGCCGTAATCACGGTTCACGCAGTGGAAGTATTGCTGCAGAAACGCGCCTTTGCTGCGCCCCAGCATGCGCTGGTCAACGATCTTGCACTGACCGAAGACGTCTTCTAAGCCGTTAGACGTGAAGCTACCCGTCAGCCCCCACCGGATTTGCATGGGGTCGATGACAGTCGAGAGCGCTTTGAAGCGCTTGCCGCTGGGGTTCTTAAGCCGCGTTAGCTCGTCAAACACCACGGCGTCAAAGTTCATGTCTTGCTCGGCGAGCCACTGCAGGTTGTCGTAGTTGGTGACCACCACCTGCGTATTGCCGTGAAGCGCCGCCAAGCGCCGCGCAGGTGAGCCGACCGCGACTGCGAGCTTGAGCTTGGGCGCCCACTTGCGCGCCTCGTCCGGCCAGACCGACTGCGCAACGCGCAGCGGCGCGAGCACCAGAAAGCGCGAGGCGTAGCAGTCAGTCAGCATGGCCTGCATGGCCGTCAGCGTGATCGCGGTCTTACCTGCACCGACTGGCGCAAGCACCATCGCGCGGTCGTTCGCGTACAGGAAGTCAGCGGCTTCGTCTTGATACGGGCGTAGGTTCATTTTCAGCCTCGAGTTCACGCAGGTCCATCGCCACGTCAGCCACGCCGTGCCAGTCGCACCGCGCGATCATGACGTGCAGGTACTCGATCAAGATGCGCCGCTGCTCTTCGTAATCGGTGTAATCGATCATGTGTTGCGTTCCTTGAGTTGTTTCATCAACATCTTTTCTTGTGCAGTCCAAACAAAAGCGTCTCCATACTTTTCATTCCAGTTTTCTGGCGGGGATAAATACCAGTCCCACCATGCTTTGTCTGGTCTTGGCTCTGGCTTTTCATCCATTGTTTTTCTCCCGCAGCTTGGCTTCGATGATCTCAACGCCAACAAGGCCGAGTCGTTTGAATTGAGTTCGCTCCTCATCCGTCAGCCCTTGCCATTGGCGCGGCGCGGTGTAGAGCATAGTGCCGACTGGAATGGCGTCTATGTCCTCTTGCTGGTAATCAATGGTGTGTTTTTCGTCAGATGCGCTTCCGTAGCACACCCACGCCACCGGCTCCTGTTCTGGCTGCTTGTAGATGCTGGCCGGGTCGATGCGCTTGTCACCCAGCATCACGCCTGTGCCGCCGATGATTGCGTCTGTCATGGCTTGTTCCAACTCCGGATCCTGCGCCTGCTCGATTGCAGCGCGGAGGGCGGTGATGGCTTCCGACAATACTTGCTTTGCCACCTCACGATTGGTCGATCCGGTCACAAGTTCTTTGATGCATAAGTCAGCAAATTCTGCGGCTCTCAGCGCCTGTTTCATTACGTCAAGGCTCATTTCTCTCCCCTTGATCGAATAGCTTTTGCAACGTCAATCAAAGTTCCGGCTGAATCATCTGCAAATTCAAACTCAAACTCTTCGCATATCCGGGCACACGCCTCACGCTCGGCAGCGGCGACAAGCTCGGCAAAACGCTCGAATGTTTCCTGTAAGGTGTCCCAACTTGAACATCCGTTGTCCCACCATTCATCAAAGCCAGCCTCTTGCGCCATCCTGATGATGTTATCGTGAGTCATCTCACCCCCTTGATAAACGTGTCCACATCGTCCATGTCCCAGAGCGTCATGTAATTCTGGCCGAGCGACAGCATGTCGCGCTTGAAGAGTTTTTGCAG